TCAGATTTACTACGTTTGTAGTCTGCCGGTGGTCGAATCAGTCAGCAGCTTTTTATTTTGGCGGAGAGGGTCCCTTTTGAACCCTTGACCGCATCGCTTCTTCCTGCGCCAGCATGACGAACGCCTCGCCCGGATCTACTCCTGCTTCTTGGGCGAGCATCAGCGCCGTCTGATAGTCCGGTAGTCGTTCGCCTCTCACATACCTTCCTAGCGTCATTTGATTCACGCCCAGTTCCTTGGAGCGTTGGTAGACGCTTTTGCCTTGCAGCGCCAAAGCAATCAATTCCTTGTAGCTCATAGATAACCTCAATTAGTAGTAACCAAACGGTTAGCACTATGATGCTCACCATTCGGTTAGTAGTAACCGTTTGGTGCAATGACCGAAGTGTAGTGGGTAAACAACGCCGGGTAAACGGCTCCGGACGGGCACGGCCTGTCTCATTCATCTCAAAAGGTAACAAGCCATGAACTTCAAGCTCACGATTCTTGCGATCAACAGCCGCTCGGGCACGTCGCAAAAGACTGGTCGCCCGTATTCGATGCATGAGGCGCAGTGCGTCATTACCGCTCAACGCGAGGGTCAGCCCGAGCAAATCAACGTGGGCACGGTCATGGTGGCGGACGCGCTCAAGGACACTCCGCCGGGTGACTACCTGCCCGACTTCGGTACGCGTGTTCGCGATGGCCGTATCGACTTTGAGGTCGTGGGCCTCAAGCCTCTCAGTCGCGCTGGTGCGCGCCCTGCTCCGTCTGCGTCGGCGTGATGATCGCCCGGCTCGCCTCTATGTGGCTGCATGTTCGTGCCTTGGTTGACGAGGATGCGGCCGCCCTGCTTGCGCATCGCGCTAGGTCGCGTGCTCTCTATGCGCAGTACTGCGCGGCTCGGGGTCGGTGATGGACGGGACCTGCTGCACGGCTGAACAGCTCGCGCTCATTGGCATCAATGCACAAGACATCGCCTACGCATATGCGTGGGGTTTCGGCGCGGTTATTACTGCGTGGTTTTTCGGGTTCGGTATCGGTGTTGCCATCGATCTGATTCGTAAGGTTTAGGGGGATTTCCCTCCGCCGTTGCCGGGGCGGTTTCCTCGGCTTTTTCGGGAGTTAGGCATGGAAGCAATTTTCGCAGCAGTGGATCTGAGCACCGTCGCTACGTTCGTCGGTACCGTCGGTGTGACGGTTATCGCTATCGCGCTCGCGTTCAAGGGCATCACGCTCGGTAAGCGCGCCGTCAGCAAGGTCTGAGGTCAAGGCCATGACGGGGGCACTGGTAGCGCTGTTCTACGTGTTGATCGCGATGCTCGGCGGTATCAGTGCCTTTGTGTTCATCCTCGCGTTCAGGGGGCGCGTATCGTGATTAACCGTTACAAGGTATGGATATTGACAGCGCTCTTTGTGGCGCTGTTTTTCGTTGGGCAGGCGCGCGGTCAGACGATCATCCATTGGGATGGGAACGGGAACATCGTTGGTTCGACCAGTCAGGCTCAGGTCAACCAGTTGATGCGCGATCTGAACGCTTATAGCGCCGGTCGTGCTGGTGTTCCGTCTGGTATTGCTGCCGATGCGGGCGGCGTGACGATGACTCGCGGAGCCGTCATGGAAATACCTGTCGGTGGCGGACTCGGGGGCGCTGCACGTGTTGCTGTGCAGGACATCATTCGTTCCCCGCTTGGGTCGATTGGTCGTGGTGTCGTCGGTGTCGCTCGCACGACGCCGGGCGGCATTGCAGCGGGCATCATTGGTTCGATCCTGCTTGAGAAGGGTATTCAGTGGGTCAATGGGCAATGGACTAAGAACGGTGTCCCGGAGCAAGCGCCGAACGGTAAGCCATACCCTGCGTCTGGTGGCTATTGGAATCTCGGCAGTCAGTACATCTCCTCGAACGCCTTTGATACTTGCGTGATGTATATGGCTGCTCAAACGTCTGCTAGCGGGCCGAACGGGACTATTTACACGGTCTTGAGGACTGATCCAGCCGGTGCCGATGGTGCGTGGTGCGTTGTCCAGCGTGCGAGGAAGTCGGATGGCGTGGTTGTCGATGTCCTCACTCGAACTTATCAGGTGGGTAGGAACGCGGGTTGCGCTCCTACGCACTCGAATGTTTCTGGTACCTGCGTGCCTCCTGGCTATGTCGCGCCGGTTGATAGCGCGCCCGCCACGGATACGCAGATTCAGCAGGCCATCACGGACAAGATGACTTCTTCGCCGGGCATGGCTCCCGATGTCGTTCGGAATATTTATGACAACGGCGGCTGGGTTCCTGTGGATGCGGTCGACTCGGCCTCGTGGGGCCTTCCTTCTACGCCTGTCACCGGCAAGTCAACGGTGTCTAGCTCGAATAGCACCAATGCCAACGGTGATTCGATCACGACGACAACGACTACCACCCCCACCATGACCCTCGGTCAGACCGGGAATACCGCTGGTACGAACACGATGGTTTGGAACGTCACGAACAACACGACGACGACTGTCACCAATAACACTACAGGCGAGTCTCATACCTCTACAGGTCAGGAGAACGATACGGTTATCCAGTTCACCGACTCGTCGATGCCTGAGCTTCCTAAGCTCTACACGCAGAAGTATCCGCAGGGAATTGCCGGCGTGTGGCAGGCCAATAAGCCTGATGTACAGGCGACTCCGTTTTTTCAGGCTGTCAAGACGATGTTTCCTACCTTCGGTTCTGGTCAATGCCCCGTTTGGCGGTTGGCGGTTAATCCGGGCGGTCGGCTCGGTTCTTACGGTTCGTACGACATTTCGGTTCCTTGTTGGATATGGCAGGCCCTCGGGCTTGTTGTGCTTGTCACGGCCACTTTCACGGCTCGCAAAATCATTTTCTAGGGGGTCTTATGGGTGCTTTCTTCACTGCGGTGTTGGCTAAGTTCGCCGCGCTCGCGGGTTGGTTTGGGTCGCTGGCTGTTGCTGCGTTCGCCGCGGCGTGGCTGGTTGGTACCGATCTGGTTTGCTGGGCCTTCGAAGGGATGTTGCGGCTCGTGGGCACGGTCCTTAATGGGTTGCCCGGTACTGAGGCGTTTGCATCATTGAACCCCGCTCAGTACCTATCCGGAGCTCCTGCCGACCTTGTGAATGTCGTCGGTCTTCTCCGGGTTGGTGAGGGTCTAGCGATCATTCTCGCGGCTATCGGGATCAAGCTTGCTCTGCAGGTAATTCCGTTCACACGGCTCGGGAGTTAAGTCATGGATCTCTTTGGGTTCAAGAGGCGCGCTCTCATTGCACGGTTGGTTGATCTTGCCGCGCACTACCAAGCTGAGTACGACGAATCGCGGGACGCCTTTAATGACCTGGCATCCGAGGTCACGTCTCGGGAGGATTACGAGCATGAAAACGAGTTCGGCGACAACGATTGGGACGAGCAGCTGGAGGTGCTTGCTTCGCGGTCCTATGCGGCTATGCGGAAGTTGGAGTTGATACAGGAGCGCCTTGAGGCGCTGGAGGCCTAGCGATGATTAATCTTCTGCTTGGTGCCCCCGGCGGCGGAAAGAGTTATGAGGCTGTCGCCTTCCACGTTCTTCCGGCGCTCAATCAGGGTCGTAAGGTCATTACGAACCTGCCGCTCGTTCTTGACGAGTTGCCACCTGAACAGCGTGCGCTGATCGATGTTCGTACGCATGCGAAGGGTCGAGCTGAGAAGCGTGTTGGTCTTTCGGCTGCTCTCGGTGACGTTGCCGACGATGAGGTCTACCTGCGCCCTTTTTCTACTATGGAGTGCTACGGTGACCTTTGGCGACATCCGGAGAGTGGCTCAGGTCCGCTGTACGTCGTAGATGAAGCTCACATGTGTCTGCCGCGTGATGGCACTGGCCGCAAGGTTCGCGAGTGGTACGCCATGCATCGGCATGAGCTCGCTGACGTTTTGTTGATCACGCAGAGCTATGGCAAGGTCTGTAAAGACATCGTGGACTTGGTTCAGGTCTGCTACAAGGTCCGCAAGGCTACGGCGCTCGGCAGTAATAGCGGTTATATCCGCAAGGTTATGGACGGTGTTCGGGGTGAGGTCGTGAACACCACCGTTCGTCGATACGACAAGCGGTATTTCAAGTTCTACAAGTCCCACACTAAGTCCGGTGCCGGTGCTGAGCTGGCCGCTAACGACATCGTTCCTTTATGGCGGCGGTGGCCGTTCATCGGCCTCGCTATTGCGCTCGTCGTTCTCGTGTTGATGTTGTCCAGCGGTAAGCCTATGAACCCGCTTGCTGTTAAGACTAAGCCTAAGGATGCCGCCCACCCTGCGGCTGTTTCTCAGCTGCAGGGTGTTTCTGGAGCGTCGTCTGTCGTCGCCCCGTCGCGCTCCGTAGCCCCGCACGCGGATGATCACGGCGTAGGGGGTGCGTCCGCCGTCTCGGCTTCTGGCGTCAGGAAGTCTGCCTCACCTGCCGGACCTTTTTCCGGACTTGGCGTTCATGTTCAGGGGTTGGTTAGGCTCGCCTCGGGGCGTCAGGTGTACTCGCTTGCTATGTCTCAGAACGGTCAGCGTGTTTTCAGTACTACGTCGGATGAGCTCGTTGAGGCGGGGTACAAGGTTCGCCGTGTGAGTGACTGCGCAGTGAGCTACAGCTATGGCGACGTTGACATGGTTGCTGTTTGTGACGCGCCGCAGGTGAGTGTTACGCCAGCCGAGGGTTCGTTCTCGTCGAAGCCTAAGCCTCGTGTTGAGGCCGCACACGAGTCGGTTGAGGGTTAGCGCAATTTTGTTTCACGATCGCAGCTGGATCCGTGGCACGTTATTGCGTCTAGCGTCGGGAGTGGTGGCGCGTTTGGGGTCGGGCTGGATCGCATAGGCGGGTGGCAGGCCTCCGGGTCGTTGTCGAGCGGCTCAGCGAGGCTCGCGCACCCGAGTAGCGGGCGGTGCGATGAGTGATGGGAAGGCGCGGCGATCATCGCGCCACAGCCCCTGCAAGCGATTTTCAGCGCATCAAGGTGGGTAGGCACCGGGATTCAGCAAAGATCGTTTGACGGGCTGTCTCCGCGAATCGCAGGGGCATCGAAGCTCGCCCCGACCGCGCGCACGGAGGAGCACGAGTCGGGGCGAGCGAAGCGAGCCCCTAGACTTGAAGTAATAACACTTAAGAACACAAGTACTGGCGCGGCTTTCCGGGCGATATCTCCTCGAGGCCGCAAAGAAAAAGCCCCGCATCTGTTGGTGCAGACCGGGGCCTACATAGCGACACGTTTAGGACACTCGCCATGCGTGATGAGATTATAGGTCAGGACTATCAAGATTCAAAAGCCATCGCAGGATATGACGATGGCGTGACCCCCTTCTGTGACGGTACGACCGATGCTGTTGCCTATCAGGAGCGGATGCGACAGGCCGATGTCGAGCGCGGTTTTGTCGATAGCGCGTGGAAAGACACTATCGTTGGTCGGATGCGGTATTTCGAGGGCGACGGCTCGGTGAACTTCTATGGCTACCCGCTCGCTGTGCGTAAGCGCATGGACGAAATTCGTGCCCTGCCTCGTGCAAAGCGAGGTGAGTCCGAGAATGTCGAGCAGTCTCGGCACGCATCGGCAAAGCGTGCGCGCAAGAACGTTCGTTTGCGTTGTCAGGAAATTCAGGCTGACAGGCTGCTGACACTTACGTACCGCGAAAACATGCAGGACATCGAGCGTTTGAAGGCGGATTTCAAGGCGTTCATGCGGGCTATGAAACGTGCCGGTATGTACCACTACGTTGCGGTGCCTGAGCCGCAGAAGCGTGGCGCCTGGCATATCCACGTCGCTGTGCATGGTCGTCTCGTGTACAACCTCGTGCGCGCTGTTTGGCGTCGTGTCGTTGGGCTTGATGAGCAGGGCCGTCCTAACGGGAATGTGGACGTTCGTAATCCAAAGACAGGCGGCAAGTGGAAGCGTCATGCGTTGGCTGCGTACATTGCGAAGTACGTTACCAAAGAGTTTGATGCGCACGAGCTCAACAAAAAGCGCTACTGGTCTTCGAAGGGCATCGTAGTGCCAGAGCCTGTGACCTACTTCGTTCAAGATTCGAACGATATGCACGCTGTCATTGTTGATGCGATGAAGGCCGCAATGGAGGTCTGTCCAGCGTACGAGATACAGGCTTATGTCTCAGACGGTGGGCGTTACTTCTTTGTCGGTGCCTCGCCTTCTGTGAATTGACGTTACGTGTGACGAAAATAGGAGATCGCATCGTGAGCTATGCGGAGTTTTGTGGTTGGTCGGTGTGGATTATCAATTCGGTGTTCGGTTGGTTTGCGAATGGGATGCCGGCGATTCGTTGGGTTGGTATCGTGATCCTTGCCGGTATTTGGCTGCTCGTGCTTCGTGAACTTGGTGGTTTCTTGCGTAAGGGTGCGTGACATGAAAGACGCTAGCGACAAGGTTACTGGTGAGTTGGTGCCGGTGAAGCGCAAGCGCGGTCGTCCGTCGACAGGGACGGCAATGACGCCAGCTGAGAGGCAAGCCGCATATCGTGCGCGCCACGAGCTGGTGGCCGTTACTGTCGAGTTGCCGTCGGAGCTGGTCGAGGCGCTCAACGACTATCTGAAGTTCAAGGACACGACGCGCAACGCCGTGTTCGCGAAGTTATTGAGGACGCAGTTACTACGCAAGCGCTAGGACTATGACTGTCAGTGCAGATTCGATTCTGTCCGTATGGTGATGCTTCGCTGTGTCGTAGTGGCTATGATTACGTCGCAGTGAGTTGTGCCGCGATCCGGCTCATCCCTCGGGTCGCGGTTTTTTTATGCAGCGTCCAGTAGGCTTGGCTGTATGCGTTCGCGGTGGCGTTTGATCGCACGCTTGATGCTGGAGATGTGGGTGCCGTATCGGCGTGCTAGCGCTGATTTCGTGTAGCGGCCCGTGAACCACAGCTGCATTGCTTCCGCTTCCTGCTGTTCGCTCATTGCGGTCGGTCGCCCCATCTTCACACCGCGTCGGGCGGCTGCGGCCATTCCCACTTTTGTTCGCTCGCGTATAAGCTCACGTTCGAATTCAGCAAACGCTCCGACGATTTGAAAGATCATGCGACCCGCTGGTGATCGGGTGTCGATGTGCTCCGTTAAGCTTCGGAATTGAGCGCCCGCCGCCTCTATGCGCTCTATGATGATGAGAAGGTCTTTTAGTGATCGCGCGATGCGGTCGAGCTTGTAGACGACCACCGTATCACCCTGGCTGATCGTGGCCAGCATCTGTTCCAATACGGGTCGCTTTGAAGCGCTACCGCCGGATCGCTTTTCGGAAAAAATAAAACCGACGCCCGCTTCTCGCAGTGCGTCGGTTTGGGCGTGCGTCTCTTGTTCTTGAGTGCTGACCCGGGCGTAGCCGACTAACATGTGACCGTGTTTGTTGTTGTTGGGAACAATGTATGTCGGGTCTCATGCAGTAGGTTTCGAACCCCGCTGACGATGGGTGCTACGGAAAAACAAAACCGACGGCTGCTTGCGCAGGCGTCGGCT